TTTCAACGCGGGTGAGTTGCAGGTTTGGGACGGCGCTGCCTGGGCTGAGCCAGCATCCGGTACAGAAATACAAAGCGGGCTATCCGGCGGTGACTCTGTTGTGAGCTACGCAGACCCAGACGGCCAAAACTGGACAGCCCACATATTTACCAGCAGCGGGACGCTAACCGTAACCGAGCCAGGATTGCTCGACACTCTCTGCGTTGGCGGCGGTTCCAACCGCGTTGTCTACTCGGGTCGCGTTTCCTATGGTGGTGGTGGCGCTGTACGTTGGGGTTACCAAAACTACGACGAGGTGGGAGATTACCCTATCGTGATTGGCGGAAACACCAGCGTTTCCAAGCCTGGCGGTGGTTATGTTATTGCCTCGGGCGCTGGGGGTCGCGTGTTTCACAATATCGACTACAAGGCTTATGCTTTGCCTGGTATTGGTGGAGGTGGCTCTCAGGGTGGTATTGGTATCAACGCGAGCGGTCAGACCGGTGGCGGGGCAGGTGGCACCGTTTACGGTTCTAACCAATGGGACGGCATAGACCTTTATTACGAAGGCTCGACACTTGAGTATGGCAAGGGTGGGCATAACAGTACCAATACCGCTGCGGGGGTTGGTGCGGGTGCGGGTTCTGGTACTAGCACGGAAGGTCCCCGCTCTGGAATTGTGGTCGTTCGTTACAAAGTGGAGGTGTAGGCGTGGCGAAAAGATGGATTCAGGTAGATAGTGAAAACTTGATTACTCAGGTTGCTTTTTTGGATTCCGCTGAGCCGACTCTGTTAGAGCAAGTTCACCCTGGCGACTGGGTTGAGGCTGGTAACAGCGATGACGACGACGCAAGGTACAAGCACGCACATATCGGGTATTTTTATGACGCCAACCTTGGCGGTTGCCACGATTATCGCCCTTACGATTCTTGGCAGCTTTCGGAAATTACTTTTGATTACGAGGCACCTGTTCCGATGCCTGAAGATGGCGAGTATGTTTGGGATGAGCAAGCCGGTGATTGGGTAGCAGCCGATGAAGCTGTCTGAGCCCTGGCCCGAACAATACTCGATCAACGCTAGATCGCCTTTCGGTTGGCGTGTTCACCCGATCACGGGCAAAAAGAAGTTCCATCACGGCGTTGACGTTGCTATGCCTGTTGGGACACCTTTGACGGCACCCGCTGACGGTGTTGTAGTGCATAAAGGTGCTGGGGCTTCTGGCGGTTACACTTTGATTCTTGGTCACGAGGGTAAGCTTTTTACGGTTTACTATCACCTGCGGGAGGCGTCACACCTGAACAAGGGTACTCGGGTGCAGCGTGGCGAGCGGGTGGCATGGTCTGGGAACACCGGCAGATCTACTGGACCGCACCTGCACTTCGAAGTCCGTCACCCGACGCGGACGTGGGGCCAGACGGTAAATCCAGTGCCTTACTTTGAAACACCTGTCGAACCGGTCTTGGAAGCACCTATGGAGCCCGAGGAGTTCGTGGAGGCACTGGAGAAGCTTGAGCCACCTAAACCTGTTGTGAAGCCTATGAGTGCCCGCCTGCGCAGGTTCTTCGACATCCGGAGGGCGTTGCGGTAATGACCGAAGAATCATCTACCCGCATTACTATGAAGGAACTGTATATTCAAGTGCAGAAGATTCAGTCAATGCTTGAGAAGCTGACAGCTCAGTTGCCTTCCATCTCTGACAAACTTGATGAGTTAGAGGAAGATGTGAACATTCGGTTGAACGATCACGAAGCAAGGTTGCGAAAAATTGAAATGCGAATGTGGCAGGGTCTCGGCATCCTGTCCTTCCTCTTTGCGGTAGTCCCTTTGCTGCTTTCGTTGATGCCGTAACTGATGTTACGCAAACTTATTGAACCTTACATTCGAGGAGTGAAATACATTATGAGTCAACCGTCTTGGAAGAACCGTAGACGTTACATCTTTGCCTCTTTTGTCATTGGGGCTTTCATGCTGATTGCGAGCTCTTTGGCGGCTTTGACTGGCGCGATGACAGATATTAGCGATCTTGTGACTGGTGGTGTGGCTTTGATAACATTGATTCTCACCAGTTACATTTTTGGTGCTGTGTGGGAAGACAAGTCGCTGAACAGGAAAGAGGAAAACTCTGATGGATAAAATCCGTGCTTATTTTGATTACGCTGGGGAACGTTGTGCTAAAACTATTGCACAGACGGCGCTGGCCGCGATTGGTTCGGCCGCTATTGGTGTGCTCGATGTTGATTGGGTCATGGTTTTGTCGGTGAGTGCGCTTGCCGGTGTCATGTCTTTGCTTACGTCCGTGTTGCAGTATGACCGGGCGGGGGAGTAATGGCTGACTTGGATTTGATGGAAGATATTGGCGGGATTGTGTGCCCGATCGACCCAATGGAAGCTCTACAGTGCGAGTCTTGCCAGTAGCCAAACTTTCTTTGTAAGCAGGAGCCCCTCTTCGGTTTGATACCAAGGGGGGTTTTTGTTTGCCTGGAATGTGCTGGACATACTTTTCGGTTTGTGGTTTACTGCAAGCATCTAGTTAGCTAAGTATTGGAGGGTAAACATGTATCAGACGGAAAAGGATCGTGACGAGGTTGTTGTCACTTGCGATGACTTCTTTGATGTTGTGAACGACGAGGATGGCGGTCGCCTTGTTTTGACCATCAAACGCGCCAGGAAGCTCGCTGAGGCACTTTTGGACGCCACAATGGTGATTCACTTGGATGTGCCAGAAGAGGACGGCTAAGGACGTCTAGCGGGGTGTGTGCCCCGAGTTAGCGTTTTACTTGTCGCTCTCTCGGGGTCTTCCCGCCCCAGATGCCCCATTCTTCTTTTGCTTGCACCGCGTAGGTCAGGCACTCAAGTTGGATGGGGCATTTTTTACATAAAGTTTTAGCTGCTTCAGTGGAAGCGTCTCGTATTTGTTTCTGGGGATGGTCTTCAGGAAAGAACAGATCTGGTGCTTCTTGGCAGCCGAGTGTTTCCTCTTGGGCGTCCATCATGTCTTGCAGTTCGAAGTAGAGCATTTTGAGATGTCTGCCGTTAGTCATAAGGTAATCCTATGGATGAAAACGATATTTTCAAAACCCTGGAGGGTGACACTTTCAACGGCGCGGTGAAGCTGGGCTTTGTCGAGGCTGGTTCTGAGGAGTGGCATGAGATGAGGCGTCATGGTGTTGGTGGCTCGGAGATTGGCACGATCATGGGGTTGAACCCGTGGGAGTCTGCTTTTGCTTTGTGGGCTAAGCGGACTGGGCAGATTCCTGACCCGCCGTTGTCGTCTTGGTCTGTTCGGTTCGGTCGGGCGTTTGAGAAGCCTGTGCTTGCTTTGTGGGCTGAGGAGCACCCGGAGTATGAGGTTTATGAGGCTGGCACTTACCGGCACCCTGACTATGAGTTTTTGCACGCGAACCCGGACGCTATTGCTTATGACAGGAAGAACGATGAGTGGATTGTTGTGGAGGTGAAGACGTCTCGTGGCACTTGGGGTGAGGCTCCGCCCGCTTATGTGGCGCAGGTGCAGCACTACATGTCTGTTTTCGGTTTGGACAAGTCGGTGATTGTGGCTGTTGCTGGTTGGAACTATGAGGAGCGTTGGGTTGATCGTGACGACTTCCAGATAGAGGCGCAGATTGCTTCTGCAATTCGGTTCTGGGATCACTTGCAGAATCTTCAGAAGCCTGAGTGGGATGGCAGCAAGGCAACGTATGAGGCTGTCCGGTACATGAATCCTGAAATTGATTTGGACGAGCAGGTTGACTTGGGCGAGAATGGCGAGTTGCTTTTGCGGGCCCACAACGGTTTCCTTGAGGCGGAGAAGTTACTTCACGAAACAAAGTCGATGGCGCTGGATTCTATGGGTAAAGCAAAGTATGGTTTTGTCATGCGCGACGGCAAACATGTTGTGGTGGCGCAGAGGCAGTCAAGAGGTCAAGGAAAGCCTTGGCTCGTAGTGAAGGGAGAACGGTAATGAGATGGAACCCAAATGACTATGACATGGTGGAGGTTAGGATTGCGAAGTTCTATGCCAGCCACGAGGATGGTCGGATCATCACGGAGCTTGTGCCGGATGAGCAAGAGTGGATTTTCAAAACTTACATTTACTTGAATGTGGGAGATCAGGCGGCTGGTTT